ACTGTAACATTTTTTACAATGTTACACTAAAAAGTAAGAAAACTATGGAATTAAGACAATATCAAAAAGAAATAGCTGAAAAAGCAACTGAAATATTAAAACATTTAAAGATAGTTTATTTATGTTGTGAAGTCAGAACAGGAAAAACATTAATGGCTTTAGAAACTGCAAAGTTATTCGGAGCAAAAAAAGTTTTATTCCTGACAAAGAAAAAAGCTATAAACTCAATTTTAAGCGATTTCAAGGCTTTTAATTACGAATATGAGATAACCGTTATAAATAACGAAAGTGTCCATAAGATAACAGAAAAGTATGATTTAGTGATAAGTGATGAACATCATAGAAATGGAGCTTTTCCAAAGCCAAACAATGCTACTAAAATTATCAAAGAAAAGTTTTCTAATTTGCCAATGATATTTTTAAGCGGAACACCAACGCCTGAAAGTTATTCCCAAATTTATCATCAATTCTGGTTATCAAATTACACGCCATTTAAAGATTATATTAATTTTTACAAGTGGGCAAAAGATTATGTTAATGTTAAAAAAAAATATCTTGGATATGCCGAGGTTAACGATTATTCAGACGCTTATCAGGACAGAATAAAAAAATTAACTCAAAAATATATGATTACTTTTACTCAAGAACAGGCTGGATTTGAAACTAAAGTAAACGAAACTATTTTAGAAGTTGAAATGAAACCTATTATTTATAATATTGCTAAAGTATTGAAAAAAGATAAATTATTTAAAGGTTCAAAAGATTTGATATTAGGTGATACGGCCGTTAAATTAATGAGTAAATTGCATCAGTTATATTCTGGAACTTGTATCTTAGAAAGTGGTAACGGTATTGTTTTAGATAATTCAAAGTTAGTTTTTATAAATGAAAAGTTTAAAAACAATAAGATTGCTATTTTTTATAAGTTTCAAATGGAACTAGAAATGATAAAAGGATTTTATGGTGATGATGTTTGTTTTGACTTAGAAACTTTTGATACAACTGATAAAAACATAGCCCTGCAAATAATTTCAGGAAGAGAAGGAATAAGTTTAAAAAATGCCGATTATTTAGTTTATTTAACACCTGATTTTTCAGCTACTTCTTACTGGCAATCTCGAGATCGTTTAACGACAATGGACAGAAAAGAAAATAACGTATTTTGGATATTCGCAAAACAAGGCATTGAAACTTATATTTATAAATCGATAATGAGTAAAAAAAATTACACTTTATCACAATTCAAAAAAGATTATGGCATCAAATTTTCAAACTAAAACGATTAAAAATTATGAGTCTAACGGATGGACAGTATTAAAAATAATTCGACTTTCAGACAATGGATATCCTGATATTTTATGTATGAAAGAAAATGAAATCGATATTTGGATTGAGTGCAAAGAAGGAAAAGATACTTTGAAAGAATTGCAAAAATTACGTATTGACGAATTAAACCAATTAGGTAAAATTGCTTTTTGTCTTCACAATATTGACGGAATTATATATCCAGAAAACTTAACTATTTAAATTAACAATTCAAACAAATAAAATTATGAAATTAACAGCACAAGATTTAAGAATAGGGAATTATGTACAATTTCCAGCCGGTACAATTTACAAAGTAGATATACTTTATGATAGTTATAAAAGCTTAGAATATTGGAAACCAATACCATTAACCGAAGAATGGTTGTTGAAACTAGGTTTTGAATATTACAAACCTCTAAACCATTATCGTATGGTTTTAAATGATATTTGGTTTGAAATTAGAGTAAGTGATATATTTGTTTTTTCTTTTACTAATCTTAATTATGACGAAGAAAATCACATGCCTCCTAAAGTAATACAACGCGTACACCAACTACAAAATTTATATTTTGCATTAACGGGTGAGGAATTAGAAATAAAATGATTATCTTTACACTTCATAATTAATATAATTTTTACCGCTTTTGATTTTAGGGTTGGAAGCGGTTTTTTTAGATACCATGGCATACACACAAGAACAAAAAGAAAATATATTTAATACCATTTTTGATATAATCGAAAATGGTAAATCTTTGCGTTATGCTTTGTTGCAAATACCATTATCTTCAAGTAGATTCTTTGAATGGATTGACAAAGACGAAGAAAAACAGAAACAATACGCGCGCGTAACAGAGTTAAGAGCCGAGGCATTACTTGACGAGATGTTTGATATTGTTGATGAAACAAGCCACGATACAATTATAACCGAAAGGGGCGAAATTCCAAATGGCGAATGGATGCAAAGAAGCCGTTTGCGTTATGATGCTAGAAAATGGTTAATAGGGAAACTTAATCCTAAAAAATACGGTGATAAAATACAAACCGAACATTCGGGCGAAATTAAATCTACAATTATTTCGCTAGGAACTGGAATAAACCCAAATGAAACTAATAACTAAACAAGAACACGCGGTTTATTATCTAAAAGATAGTACAACTAAAGAAGTTCTTTATGGCGGTGCGGCTGGAGGCGGTAAAAGTGCTTTAGGTGTTTTATGGTTAATCGAACAATGTCAAAACTATCCCGGTACGCGTTGGTTAATGGGGCGTGCAAAACTAAAAACACTTAAGGAAACTACCTTAAACACATTCTTTGATTTATCATCACAATTAAAAATAACAGATCAATTTACTTTTAATGGACAAAATGGCGTTATTTATTGGAATAATGGAAGTGAAATTCTGTTAAAAGATTTATACAGTTATCCGGCAGATCCTAATTTTGACAGTTTAGGATCATTAGAAATTACAGGGGCGTTTATTGATGAGTGTAATCAAATATCGTACAAAGCGTGGCAAATTGTAACTTCACGTATTCGTTACAAATTGAATGAGTTTAACCTTATACCAAAGATTTTAGGCAGTTGTAACCCTGCTAAAAACTGGACGTATTCAAAATTCTATATTCCAAACTCAAACGGAACAATAAGCGATACAAAGAAATTCATTCAGTCATTACCTACTGACAATCCAAATTTACCAGCGTCTTATTTAGAATCATTATTAGCATTAGACGAAAACAGCAAACAACGTCTTTACTATGGGAATTGGGAATATGATAACGACCCGAGTAAATTAATTGATTATGATAAAATAAATAATTGTTTTACAAATGATTTTATCGAGGCGGGACAAATGTATATTAGTGCCGATATTGCGCGTTATGGTAGTGATAAAATGGTGGTTTGTGTATGGAGTGGTTTTCGAGTTGTCGAGGTTTTCTCGTTATCTAAAAGCTCGGTAATTGAAACAGCCGAGGCAATAAGAGGTTTAGCTAGTAAATGGAAAGTTCCAAACTCAAATATTATTGCAGATGAGGACGGTGTTGGAGGCGGTGTAATTGACATTTTAAAATGCAAAGGATTTGTAAATAATTCACGCGCTTTAAAAGAGGAAAATGTAATCGTTGAATATCAAAACCTTAAAACGCAATGTTATTATAAATTAGCTGCAAAAATACAAAACAATGAGGTTTATATAAATTGTCCTGACGGGACTATGCAAGACGATATTATTAAGGAATTAGAACAAGTAAATTCGAGTTCATTAAAAGCACTTCAAAATACAATATCAGCTTTAAAATCAGTATGCTTTTTCACTTGCGCTGATAAATTCTTTTCAGCTTTATTGGCGCGCTCTACTTCGTTGCTATAAATGTGCAGGCAATACCAAGCCAAAGCCAGTGGCAAAATAATCTTCCAGTGCTTCATTAAAAAGCCCAAGAACTGTGAAGCGCCAAATTTAATCAAACCCCATGCAATCATCATAGAATGTTCGCCTCAATCGGCATCATGCCGCCCTTAATCCACTTGGACACGTCAAAATTAGGGCAGTCCTTGATCCATTCATTGCGTGTTATTTGCCCGTCACCGTTTAAGTCTGGGCTGTAATCGCGGTGGCCTTTGATGCTTATACCCATATCTTTGTAAGCATTAAGCGCACCTTCTGCCGTGGCATGCGGTTTGCCTTGAATAATGCTAGAAAGATTAATGGAAGAAAACCAAAACGACCCATTTAATATAGGTAGCAATGAAACATCGCCAGCAAAGTTCTATGAGGCAGACACAACGGTAATTTTAACCATTACAGCAGGCGCAGGCGCATCAAGTGGCAAGGGTGTGATCAGCTTTAACATTCAACAATAGGAGCATTATCATGGCGGGCATTTTTTCAGATTTATTAGGTACAACCAAAGCGTTTTTTAAAATTGGTGGCACGGCTGGTGTTCGCCTAAAAAACACCGCAGGCAATTTAACTGTTAGAAATACGGGAGATACTGCTGACGCAGAAATTACCGCTAGTAAAGTCAATGTTAGTGGTAACGGTATTGACCTAAATTCTGACGCGGAAGGCACTGGCTCAGATTACAAACTAACACTGCAGCGTGCGGCAACGGGCATGACTGCTGATGTTACGCTTACCTTTCCGATTAATGATGGTACAACTGGACAGGTTTTACAAACAGACGGTAATGGTAACTTGAGCTTTGTAAGTGCAGGCTCAAACGCTATGGCTGACAAATTGGATTCTACGGCTATTGCGTTTGGCTCAACCAGCCCGATTGCCATGTTCAGTACAGGCGTGGATGATATTGTTGATTATATTGAAGTTGTTGTTGATACCGCATTCAATGGCACACCGTCTTTAAGTATTGGCATAACAGGCACTACAAGTAAATACGCAGGTACAACGGACATTGACTTAACTCAAGTGGCGACAACAGCTTTTCAAATTCACCCTAACTTACCAGCACAAGGCGTTGAAAACCTTATCGCCACTTATGCTCAAGGCGGCGCTAGCGCTGGCGCAGCTAGAGTTATCGTGCATTACGCAACACCAACTTAATGGCTAAATGGTCTAACATCATCGGCACAACTCTAGGCTACATTCGTCTGGGGTTGTCTGGTGTTCGCCTTAAAAATGTAAGTGGCTCACTTTCAGTTAGGAACGCTGCCGACAGCGCTGATGCTCTCGTACTTCCACAATCGCTAGGTAGCGGCACACGTGACGGAACTAAGTTCTTGCGTGATGACGGGACTTGGCAATCTGGTGCGACTGAGATAGCGGTGTTAGAGACAACTGCTAACGTTACAAACAGTACGGTAACGCCTTCTGTTATTAGTGAATTAACGTACACCGTGCCTGACGAATCAGCCGAATACATGGTCACTGTCTATATCCCGTTTTTTTCAGCCGCAACGACTACAGGATTAAGGCTAGACTATAGCGCCACACAAATAAACTTTTCAGTTTTTGAAATTACAGTACCTATTGTTAACGTGGCATCAGCTAGCGCTTTAATGAGAAGGTTTTTTACGAAAAACTCTCCATCATCTATAACAACTCAAACTGGCTCTGTAATTGGGACGGGGGTAACTGCCGCTAACTCGACCCATATTGCCGTTATACGAGGCAGATTTTATAGCTTAACAGGAGCAAATTCAGTTCTTACAGTGTCTTTTGCGAGTGAAGTTGCTGGGTCTCTTGTGACGGTTTCAGCGGGCGCTACCGCTGTTATTGAGAAGATAAACACATGAATATGACTCGCGACGACATGATAGCAAGAATAGATTTCATAGCCGATACCCACAGGCAGCTTATTCTAGGTGACATAACACGAGCTTTTGAATACCAAGTGGCAGAAGCCCAAGCAAAAGAATTTGCGGCGCGTCAATATTTAGGTGAAGTTCCTGTAATGGTATTGGCATGGGCGCAGGCAAAAGGTATAAGTGAGAAAGAGTCTTGCGAAAATATTTTAAGGCAGGCGGCAAAATATCACGAATCTCTAGCTTATATTCGCTCGGCACGCTTATTGGGTAAAGAACTTCTAAAAACCTGCAAAGAAGCGGATTGTGAAGATATTTACCAAGAGGCTATTCAAAAAATAAAAACCATCGTGTAAAAATTATTTCTTTACTGCAGTTTTAATAGAAACAACCTTTGCCGAACTTGCCTCGCAATACCTAGCCCAATCTTCCATTAGTTGCCTGCGCTTAACCAGCATGTCACCACGGCGATAAGCGGCCTCGGTTTTATCGCTTACCGTGTGGGCCAGCGCTATTTCTAACATTTCATTAGAATAAGTTGTTGTTTCAGCGCCCCAATCGCGGAATGTAGAGCGAAACCCATGGGCAACGACTGCGCGACCATAATTCGGATCAACCCACTGCGGCAAACCTTTTCTTTCACGCTCGATGTTCATGAGCTTAATCACTTTATTAAGCGTGCTATCAGACAGCTCACACTCTTTGCGTGGGCTTGCAAACAACAAATCCGTGTAAGCCATACGTGGGATTTCTTTGACCAATTTAATCGCAGTATGAGAAAGTGGCACGGTAAACGCTTTGCCACCTTTCATGTGTTCTGCTGGAATATTCCACAGTGCTTTGTCTGAATCCACTTCTTTCAATTCAGACTGCCGAACTGCACCAGACCTTGCCGTGGTTAAAATAAGATACTCTAGCGCGCGAGCGCCGATTCCAGTGCGCGCTCTCAATTCTGCCATGAACTCTGGCATTTGCTCATAAGGTAGGGCGGGGTGATGTTCTACGCGTTTAACCTTACTGCTAGATGGAAGCAACATTTGAAGATTGCCACGCCAGGTTGCGGGGTTTTCACCAGTGCGGTATTTCAAACTTTTAGCGTAATCTAATACGGTTTCAATACGGCCACGAACGCGGCTTGCGGTTTCCGCTTTTAAATTCCATATAGGTTTAAGAACCTTTAGCACCAGTTCAATACCAATTTTATCAATCGGCGTATCTTTAAATACTGGTTGCACATAAGTAACAAGGGTATTTTCCCATTGCTGAATGTGCTTATCACTCTTCCAACTTGAGCGATGTGCCTCGATATATTCACGCGCCACAGGCATGAAAGTATGTTTTTTTGCGCGCTCAACAGCCTGTAATTTTTCAGCCTGTTCTTTTTTATGCGCAATTGGATCAATACCTTTGCTTACCAACGCCCTAAGTTCTGGTAACTGCGCGCGCGCTGCGATGGCTGTTACGCTAGATAACGAACCCAAGCCCATTTTCAAACGCTCACCGTTTAACGAGTATCGGAATATCCAAGATTTTGTATTGGCTTTTGTAACTTGTAGGTATAGCCCATTGCCATCAGCGTGTAGACCTTCTTTAGCGTTCTTAATTTCTAGCGCAGTAAGTGCCATTCAAAACCTCATTAATCTCAACGTACCACTTAACGTACCAATTTGTGCGTGATTGCGATAGTATCAATTTAAACAACGTTGAACAAGTTTAGTTATATTGCATTGATTTATATAGATATTTTTAACATATTTTGAATGGCTTTGAATGCGATAAAAGCATTTGAAAGCGGACATCTCTTCCGCCAAGTATTCAATAAATAAGCCGCTTAACAGCGGATTTTTATTTTAACGTACCAATTAACGTACCAATATGTGATGTACTAGGCAGCTAATGGCAGTTCTTCTTTTGCTAAATCAGCTATCAATTTTTTAATATCTTCTACACGCCAAGCAGTACAACCAGAACTTAATTTTACTGGTTTTGGAAAGCGGCCAGATTTACAACCATTCCACCATGTAGTCGCGCCAACTGGAATTAGCGCAGGTATGTTTCTCTTTGAATCACCAATTATGTGCTGGATTCTCAAAAAACCTGTTTCTGGTAATGTTCTAATTGTTGCCATACGATACTCCCTTAATCCAAAACCTGTAAATTCCAACGCCCCACGATATTGCATACATAAAACACAGTATAAATATTCCCCACTGTTCAGCTTTGAAAGTCGCATAAAACCAAAACGGCTGAGAAGCCATGCCAAATAAGCATGCGTACTTTCTAACATTCAGGTGGTGTGACTGGCTTAAAAATACTGCTGTTACGCCTAGCAAGCCGATTGCGATCTGCTCGATCATTGCTTATCCTTTTTAATTGCTTCGTTAAATCTTGTAGCGCGCTTTCTAAACTCATAGACGTAATTTCTAACGCTACCAGTAAAGTCGCCAAAATGTTCATCTGGGTTAATTGTTCCTTCATCAGCATCGCTCATATCGTTAAGATAATTAAGTAAGCTTTCCGCGCCTTGAGCCATAAATTCAGCGTGTTGAATTGCGCTTTTTGCATCTTTGCTAACTTCCGCTAACTTAGCCTCTAGCGCATCAATCCGCACAGCATAATCACTTATTTTATGTAATGCTTTAGCGTGCCATTCAGATACTTCTGCATATTTAGTT